ATAAAGGATGGTCTGGGGGTCATCTTCCTTTATTTATAGATAAAGCTTTAAAAAATGAAGATATTATAATACATGGAGATGGATCTCAAACTCGTAGTATGTCTCATGCTAAAGATATAGTAGAAGGACTTAACAATATGGTTAATCATATAGATGAATTAAACGGTGAGATATATAATTTAGGAACAGATGAAGAAATGTCTGTAAAAACAGCAGCGGAAATTATTATTCAATTAACTAACTCTAAATCTAAAATAATCCATCAACCCCAACAAGAAGCATTTGGTAATTATAGAGAGATAAAAAAAAGATTTGCCAATACTACTAAAGCTAAAAATAAATTTGGGTATAAAATAAATTATACTTCAACACAAGTTATACAAGAAATCATAGATGAATATAGCAGTAATAACTCCCATTAAGCATCTTCCTGGGGTACAAAAATTAATAGAAAGTAAAGGTTCTGTTTTTTACTTGGAAGAAGGAACAAAACAAGAAGTTAGAAATCTTCTTTTAACTAAAAATATTGATACTATACTTTGTAATCCTAATCAACAGACTTATAAAATAGATAAAGAATTACTTAATGGAACTCAAGTTAGTTTAATTAATACGTGTTCAACGGGAATGAACCACATTGATGTAAACTATTGTAATAATGCTAATATTACAATATATTCCCTTACTAAAGATTATGAATTAATTAAACAACTCCCCTCTACTTCAGAACTAGCATTTGGCCTTATGCTTTCTCTCCTTAGACAAATTCCTGAAAGTAAAAACCATACTTCAAAATATCAGTGGGATTATACTCAATTTGTAGGAAGACAAGTAAAAGACTTAAAAATTGGAATTATTGGGTATGGACGTTTAGGAAAGATAATGGAAAAATATTGTAAAGCATTTGATGCTAAAACTTTTATTTATGATCCTTATGTTGATGTCCCCCAAACTTCTTTAGAAGAAATGTTCCAAACTTGTGATGTGATTTCACTTCACGTTCATGTTACAGATGAAACAAAATATATAATTTCTAGAAAATTGCTTGATTTAGTAAAAAAAGATTTATATATTATTAATACCTCTCGGGGAGAAATAGTTAATGAAAAAGATATAGTAGATGCTCTTAATACTGGAAAGCTAACAGGTTATGGAGCAGATGTTGTTGAAAATGAATTTGATGATTTAACTAAATCTTCTATTATCAAAACAATGAATAAAGGAAAAAATATCATAATAACTCCTCATACGGGGGGGATGACAATTGAAGGTCAAACTAAAGCCTATAAATGGGCAATAAATAAATTAAAATAATAAAAAATGGCACAATTTGGAAAAAATAGATTCCCCTATGGGTACCAAAATTTAGTAGGAATGAAAGCAAGAGGTACCCTCCACCAAAACTCAGAAGAATTAGCTTCGATATTACAAGAAAATTCCCTTCCTGTTTCAAACTTTAAAGTATTTGAAATGGGATCAGGAGGAGCTCGAAATCTACACTACATCCTTAAAACATTCCCAGGAGTTGAACTTCATTGTAGTGATTTATTTCAAGAAGCTTCTATAAATGAAATGTCTGGAGAAGTACGTAGTATAGTTAATTTTTATGAGGGGGATAGTGAAGATATAGCTAACCAACATCCTGTTAAAAATTTAGATTTATTATTAGTATCTGACCATTTTATGCATTTGCAATATGAAAAAGCTGATAATATTATTAAAAAAGTAATAGCTGACTGGAAACCTGAGTATGTAATGTTAAGAGAACTTAAGGAACAATTTGAAACTCCAAATCATCCACGTTTATTTCATAATTACAATCAATTTTTAGAAAAATATAATATGGTGTTTGAAACTTCTAGTAAGCAAGATAGTTCCTATTTTATTTGGCTTTTAAAAAGAAAATAAATTATGAAAGTATTAACTATAATTCCAACCAAATTAGATTCTAAACGACTAAAAAATAAAAATATAAGAGACCTTAAAGGTAAACCTATGTTTTTACATTCGGTAGATTATGCAAAACAAAGTAAACATGATGTAGATATTCTTGTATCTACTGAAAGTGATGTTGTAATTAACCTTTGTAAAGATAATAGTGTACCCTATGTAGTTCGTTCTAAAAATCTTTGTGGTGATGTAGAGGTTGTTGATGTTTATTTAGATGTAATTAATCAAGTAAAAAAAGAATATGATTTAGTAGTTTGTTTACAACCCGATAATCCAAATAGATCACATTCGTTTGATGAATGTATTAATTACATGATAGAAAATAATTATGATGATCTCATCACAGTTAACCCTACTTACAAACGAAGTGGGTCTGTAAGAATATTTAAATATAATTATCTTAAATTAGGGCAAGTGAGTAAAAGATTAGGATGTATTAAAGATAATGCTACTGATATTCATTATGAAGAAGATTTAAATAATATTAAGTTATGATTAAAATAATAGCAGAAATAGGCTGGAACCATTGTGGTGATATGGAACTTGCTAAAAAAATGGTTTTAGCAGCAAAAGAAAATGGAGCAACTTATGCTAAATTCCAAAGTTGGTCAGTTGATAGGCTTAAACCTGGTGCTTGGGATAAAGATGGTCGTAGAGAAATTTATGAGAAAGCAGAACTTACAGAAGAACGACACATCGAACTTATTAAATATTGTAATAAAGTAGGCATTAAGTTTATGTCAAGTGTATTCAGTATCAAAGACGCTGAACTACTTGTTAAGTTAGGTGTTAAAGATGTGAAAATTCCTAGTTTTGAATCAAGGAATCATGAACTTATAAGTTATTGTAATGATAATTTTAAGACTATTTTTATGTCTACTGGAACATCTAAAATGAAGGAAGTAGAAGAAAGTGTTAAGTTATTTACTAAAGCAAAATTATACTTGATGCATTGTGT